TGGCGCAGCAGGGCAACTTGCAGGGCTTGGTCAGCAAGCGTTTGGCACAGGTCAGGCTATTCAGCAACAGCAAGCACAGCAAGGACTTCTACAGCAAGTAATGCAGCAGCAGCTTATTGATGCGGCTCGTGGGCAGTATCAGGGTTATATTGGTGAGCCAGAGAGATCAATGGGTCTACCTCTGCAAGCTCTTGGACAAACTCCATACCCAAAAACGACAAGAGAAGGCACACAACCTGGATTGTTTAGCGGTATTCAATTTTTAGCAGGCTTGCCAGGAATGTTTAAGGGTTTCTAATTAAATAATGGCAGTCAACTATAACATACCTTTGCAAACTCAGCTTGAGTACATGATGCAAGAGCTACAAGGGCCAGAAGCTCGTACAATGGATGAGTTCGGTTCTGGTAAGTATATCTCGCCTCAAGATTATGCGGCTGCTTTTGACAAGTTTTACGAAAGGTCTGATGGAAAAACTTTAGGAAGAAGACGCCAATATGCTTTGGAAATATTTGCAGCAGCAGGAGAAAATGAATTAGGGAACCTTCCTGATAATGTTGAGACTGCATTTAATTTTTTTAAAGGCCAAGGATTTACAGACGCACAAGCCGCAGGGATAGTCGGCAACTTACAAGTTGAAAGCTTTCCAATGGTTGACCCCCAAGCCTATAACCCAGAAGGCGGCGGCATGGGCGCATATGGGATTGCACAATTTAGAGGGCCAAGACTGCAAGGTTTATTACAGTATGCTGGCAAGCAAGGAGAAAACACGATGGATGGAAACGCACCATTTGGAATGCCGTTAAGAGCAACAATGAAACAAGACATGCCGCAGCAACAAGGCGGAATGATGGGCGGCATAAGAGGTCTTCTTGATTACGGCACTCAAGTTAATCCGCAGACAGGGCTAAGTCGGCTAGAAACATTTGCCGCAGCTCTCGATCCATTGATTATGCCTACAATGAGAGGCGGCGAAGGCATTAGAGCACGAGGGGCTCAGAGGGTTCAGTCAGGCAATGTTAATAAGACAATCGAGTGGCTTAGAAGTAATGGGTACGCTGATCTTGCTGCTATTGTAGAGCAGAACCCTCAAATAGCTTCTCAAGTAATGGCTGAAATTACAAAACAAAGACTAACCCCAAAACCGACAGAAGACCCTGACAAACTTTTAAAACGTATATCTGACGCAAGAAAAGAGTTTACTGGCCTTAAATCAGTTAAAGATTTTTCTGACGTCAGTTCTGCATACTCTCGTGTTATTAACTCTGCTAGCGATCCATCTGCTGCTGGTGACTTGGCTTTGATTTTTAACTTTATGAAAGTTCTTGATCCAGGCTCTGTTGTTCGTGAAGGTGAATTTGCCACAGCTCAAAACGCTGGCGGCGTAGATCAAAGAATTAGAAGTTTGTATAATCGTGTTGTAGATGGAACCAGACTAACTGTACCGCAACGTGCTGATTTTGTTGATCGGGCAACTCGTCTTTATGGCGGTGCTGAAACCCAATATAAAAGCATTGCACAGCAATATGCAGATTTTGCAACAGAGGCTGGCCTTGATCCAAATCTTGTAATACCTGACTTTGGTTTTAAAGGAGATCGTCCTGAAAGACCAACTATTTTGCAAGTTCCAGAAAATCCAGACAAAACTAAGTTTCCTACAGACGATGCATGGAAAACCCATTGGCAAACAATAATGACTGAACAGCAGCGCAAAGAATATTTGGAGGGTTAGATGGCGGATTTAACAGATAAGCAACGTCAGATTATAGATCAATCTTTGCAGCAAGAGCAGTTAAAAAAATATGTACCCACTCAACGTGCAAGGTCTTTTGCTCAAGGTGTTACCTTTGGTTTTGCAGATGAAATAGAAGCAGCAATTAGGTCTCTAGGCTCTGGAGAATATAACGATCTTGTGTCCGAAGTTAGGGGAGCAGTTAAAGAGTACCAACAAGCAAGGCCAGGCGAAGCAATTGCATACGAAGTCGGCGGCGCTGCTTTACCAGCTTTGATTGCAGGATTGTTTACTGGCGGCGCAGGAACTGTTGCAGCAATAGGAAGTAGGTTTCCGACAGTTTCAAAAGTTTTAGGAATAGCTTCTCCTGCTGGGATTAAAGGAGCTTTAGGTGTTGGCGCAGCACAAGGTGCATTAACTGGTATAGGCACTGGAGAAACTGTAGCAGAAAGAGGAGTTGGCGCTGGAGTAGGTGCGGTAACTGGTGGTGTTCTTGGAGGAACGGTTCAAGCTGCTTCTCCGTATGTTACAGGTTTAGCGACTTCTCTTGTTGATTTTGTTCGGCGCAGAGTAGGAGGCCGTGGATCAAAAGCTGTTGAAAACGAATTACAACGGTTGGCGACAGAAAGTGGAATGTCTGTTGATGAGATTGTTGAAGGTGTTGCTAGCGGTAGAATTATGGCAGAAAATAGAACACTATTTGACGCGGTTCGGAGCTTTCGAGCTTCTGGAGGACCAGCAGCCTCAAGCCTAAGACAGACTTTAGAAACAAGGCCGCAGCTTACAAGAGAAGAGGCAATGTCTCAAGTATCTGATTATCTATCAGAGATTGAAGACCCTAATATTTTAAGAGGAATGAAGGCTGGAGAAGAAGAGGCAAGGCTTTTAGAAAGACAAGAATATGCTAGATTTAAAACACAAAAAGCTAGCCCTGAAGTTGTTACCGAATTAGAGACAGCCGTTAAAAATGTTCCTGAAAGCCAATCTGCTTTAAATAGAATTTACCAATCTGCAACAGGTGAAAAACCTTTTGTTACAATTAAAGATGATGGAACTGTAGAATTTGCAGATGACATTACAGTTGAGCAGGCTGAAGTTGTTAGACGAACACTTAGCAACCTAGCATCAAAAGAGTTTCAACCTGGCGGCATAGGAACAGTCGGTGAAGCATTTGGGGATGTTGAAAAAACTCTAAGAGAGGCTTTAGATATAACAGTTCCAGAACTAGCAGAGACTAGAGCAAAAGCAGCCACAACAAGAGGCGCACGAGAAGCCTTTCAGGAAGGGCAAAGAGTTTTGTCAAAATCACCTGATATTGTTGAGTTAGAGCTAGAGCAAATTAGAGGTCAGGGTGAAGCTGCTATAAAAGCTTACAGAACTGGTGTTCTTCAAGCATTAAGAAATAGAATGCGTACTGGTAGCATGCGAAGCATGATGACAAACCTAGCAGACCCAGAAAGAAAAGAAGGACAGATTTTAAGAATAGTTATTCCTGAAGACGAATTAGATGATGTTTTAAAAGCTGTAGAAAGAGCTGCTCAGTCTCAACAAGCAGCAACCTCTATATTAGGTGGCTCTCAAACAGCGATAACAGCGGCACAGCAAGCTCGGCAGGGAATGGGTGTAAATGTTGGAGATGTTGCAGAAGCATTTAGCGGTAGCCCTATGGCGGCTGGTAGAGTAATTCGTGATGTTGTTAAACAAGCAGCTCCAAGTTTAAATGATGCAGAAAGATTGAGAATTGTTAATATTCTTACATCAGAAAACCCAGACATAGTTAGAAATGCACTCGTTGACGAAAGCGGTTTGGCTGCATTTCAGGCAGCAGTTGAAAGATTAGCGGCTGCATTAAGAGCAGGCGCACAAAGAGGCGTATCAGTCGGAGCGCCTATGGCAATACAACAAATGGGCTTATTGGAGTAAAACATGGAACCAACAGAAAAGAGTTTCACACAAGTAGAGGGGATCGTACAAGACGCGATTGCTCAAGCCGTTGACTTTGTTGAAAGCGAAATCACGCAAGACAGAATAAAGGCACAGCGCTACTTTGATGGCGAGGTTGATATTGGTTTTGAGGATGGCAGATCGAACGTAGTCGCAACTAAAGTCAGAGATGTTGTTCGGGCAGTCAAGCATAGCCTGATGCGTGTGTTTATGTCTACAGCCAGACCAGTTGAATACATCCCAAAAGGCCCAGAAGACACGGCATTTGCTGAACAGGCAACAGACTATATGCATTATGTGTTTAATCAGAATGACGGGTTTAGAGTTCTAAACGATGCATTCCACGATGCTCTGGTTAAAAAGCAAGGGATCGTCAAAGTCTATTGGGAAACAAAGTACAGAACAGAAACCTATAGCTACACAGATTTAAGCGAAGAAGAACGAGCCTATATTCTGTCGGATACAGGTATATCGGTTTTAGAAGAAACCATGACAGCATCTATATCTATGGATGAGATGGGCGTTGAGATGGAAGTTCCAAGCTACTCCATGCAGATTAGCCGACAAATCCCAGAAGGTAAGCTAAAAATAGAAAGCGTGCCGCCAGAAGAGTTTTTTGTAAACAGCCAGGCAAGAACATTAGACGATGCATATGTGGTCTGCCACAGATCAGAAATGCGTGTCGGTGATTTAGTTGAAATGGGTTATGCATTTGATGATGTGTATGACTTAGACAGTCTATACGGCGCATCTGACATATCTGAAGCAGAAGACATTGAACGCAGAGGCTACACCCAAGACGATTATGAAGATCAATCTGGCGATCCTGCCATGAGAAATGTGGCTATTACAGAAGCTTACATGAAGCTAGATGTAGACGGGACTGGAGTACCAATTCTACATCGGTTTATCTGCGGCGGATCAGCGTACAAACTGCTAGACTTCGAGCGTGTTGATGACATTCCTTTTGCAGTATTCGAAGTCGATCCAGAGCCACATACTATGTATGGAAGAAGTCTAGCAGAATTAATCTTTGACGATCAGGACGCAGCCACAGCAATCATTCGTGGCGTCCTAGATAACGTAGCCATGACTAATAATCCTAGAATTGGCATAGTTGATGGCGCAGTCAATATTGACGATGTGCTAAACAACGAAATTGGCGCTATCGTGAGAATGAGACAGCCAGGTGCGGTTCAGGACCTTGCAGTGCCATTTACAGCAGGGCAGACACTTGGTGCATTACAATACATGGACGGCCTAGTTGAGCAGAAAACAGGCGTTACTCAGAACGTGGCTCTAAACCCGAATGCCATGCAGTCAACAACTGCATCAGGC